AAAACGTCGCTACGCTCACCATAACACACGATAAGCAAAATAATTAAGGCTTAGATTATCCGTTAAATTCAATTTTTGGGAAATCTTTAACATCAATTCTCTCACTTCTACATCTTTTTATGTCTTTAATATCAAAACCATACCTCTTTGAATCATTTAACAAATCTGAATATTCACTTCTAAGTAACACTAATGATGATGTGCTTTTGAAATCTATAATTACTACATCTATTTTCATCTTTTCTATTTTTAATTTTCTACTCGCCTTAATTTATTCGCTTATCGTCGTACGTTAGCGGCAAGCTGCCACCTCAATACTATTATCAGCCTTTGGTCTAACTTTCAGATGCTTACTTGCGTGTGAAGTATTTATTTTTAATTCATGACTGTCTTCATCAAATAAAATCGTGAAATCTCCTATCGTGTAAAGAAAGCCAGCCGCTAACACATTATTTGCGTCAGTGCGGGTTTCGTGCTTTTTTGAATCTTTCTGCATATTTTAAAATTTTGTGCTTTTAATAATCTTTTGTAGTGTAACGCCCCACCGAACGCAAATAATCGGAACGTTATAAAACAGTTTGCTATAATTCTTTATCACAACTTAAACATTTACCAAATCCAATATCTAATCCTGTACTTGGTACTTTACAGTTTTCGCAAACCGCCACTTCGTTTTTCATAACATCAGCTACACGCAATTGTTTTAACTCAGATTCAAAATAGTCAAAAACTTTATCTATAACCTCATTAAAATTAGTATCTCTATCTTTACCTAATACACAATGACAATCTCTTGATAATGCCATTTTCTTTACTTCTTCTCTTTTCATTTTATCTTTATTTAATCGTTAAAAAATCTTCGTGTAGCTGTGTTCCGTTATAACTTCCCATCAACCTAACCAAATCCTCCCTATAAGCTTTTTTAGTGTAATACTCGCTTAACTCTTTCATTGTATTGATTGGTAATAAATTGCTTTATAATCTTCATCGAGATTAAACTTATTGTAAAATGCTTTTTGTGTTTGCTCAAAGTTCAATTCTTCAAGTGATTTAATGAATGGCAAATCCCATGTTGTTGTTATAATTGTGTGTCTATAACCATTCACTTCAACATTACAATACACTCTATAACTTCCGTGACCTACTTTGGAGTAATGAAATAGTAAATCTAATTCTATCCTATCCCCATTGATATTTTCTAAAACTTCTTTCATAATACAAATCTACTAAATAATGCAATCACTTGAATGAAAATGTGATAAACGGGGATATAGGTTTATGAGTGGTTAGAAGAGTTTAAATATCTCATTTACTTTCTGCTGGAAATCTTCAAATGATCGTGTTAAAATGTATTTCCTGAATGATTGCTTATTTGCCATTTCCTGAAATTCAATCTGTGAATCCAATTGCTTTTCATATTTCTTTTTCGTTTCAACACAAAGTTCAAAAGTATCGTATTGAGCAGTAATATCAGCTCTACCCCTATCAACTTTATTTTGTAAGTAACGCCCGTTAATCATTCGCCCTGTTGTATTTGTTATGCTGCACTTCAAAGTGGGTGTAAACAATTGCAAATATGCTACAATCAATTTATTAAACTCATTTGTATCGAATGATTCTGTTTTACTTAATACTTCTCTTTCAATGTAAGGAATACCATTATCATCTGACTTAGTAGTTACCTTTACTTTACTCTTTGTTTTGACTAATGAAAATCCTTTTACTTTATGAACGTGAATGTGTTTTAACATATCTCGCTTATGTGTAATGTAGATTTCGTTAAACTCCTTTAGAGTGTATATTTTTGTTGCTTTCATGGTTTTAATGTTAATTCTTCTCCTGTTAGTGAAAAATAAAGGTTTTGGAGTTGGTGTACTTTGTAATTCTCAAAACTAAAAACACCATTAGGAGTAAATACAATTACATTTGATGACTTATAAATTTGTACTCTCATTTTATTCTCATAAGAAATCTCTATAAAATCAAATTTAAAATCAAAATAATCTGATAATTTTATAGGTTTATAATGTTTTTCAATATCAACACTAAAACAACTTGCTTGTATTGTTGTATAAATACCTTTTTTACTTTGGATAATTTCAACTAAATTCCCTATTCTCAATTCATTTACTAATTTCATACCTCACTAAATTTAAAAGTTCCTATTCTATGCGTTAACCTTAACGTCTTTGCGTACCATTTAGCAATACTCATCGTTTGTTTGTAGTGCGTTTCAATGGTGCGACCTTTGATTTGATATTCTATTTTAATCATTTGTTAGATTGAATTATATTCTTAAAATAATAATAATAAGTTATTTCATTTATTTTATCAAAACCATGATTACTAATTGTTTTAAACTCATTTATTAGGACTTCTTGTAAATTATTTATTTTAATTGCCTTTGAAAAAAATGAAAAACCCTCTTTTTGTTTAAAAATAACAAGTGCTTTTCTTATTTTATAAGTATCATAAACAGAGAATGGAATATAATTTGACTTTATCCAATCCCAAATATCATTTTTATTTGATATGTTTGGAGCTTCTTTATGACAATCTTTGCATAATAAAACATAATTACTAGCCACATCTAAACCCCCTAATGAATGAGGTATTATATGACATCTTTCTAATTTTACACCTTTGCTTGTTTCTTTATTATCACCACAATTCCAACAATTAGTGTTTGAATCAATCCAATCAAAATTTAATACAGTTTCACAAATATTATTATTTTTAATCCAATATTCGGATATTTTTTTTATACTTGTTTTTATTTCTCTGTTCATCCCCTTAATTTTAATCGTTCGTTTAATAATTCATTCTCATTTTTCAACTTCTATTTCTTTAATCCATCTGAAAATAGTCCGTTTGCTGACCTCTAATAATTCACTTGCAACTGTTCTATTAAAATCTTTATCTAAGTCGTACATAGCTTTAAATTTATCAAATGGAGTATCTGCACCCTTACTAACTTTTTTCAAATCGTTAACCTCTTTAGTATCAATTTTAATTCTCTTAGCATTAGAAATAAAATAATTACTTATCTTTTCCGCTTTTAAAATTGATTCTACTGAAACCTCTAAGTAGTGTTTATTTCCACTCACAATACTATCAAATGTATTTATCAATAATGCAAATCTTGGAATATAACTTTTTTGTTTTGGGTACATACTTTTTAAATACTCATTTTCTTCATCATTATTTTGATAAGATGTTATTGTATTAAAAATTCTAATCCATTCTTTTTTAGCATCAGTAGAAAATTTAACTCGTACTGGCACAATATCCCCATCATCATTTCGAGTTGTATTTTGTTGAAAGAAATCGTAAAACTTTTTTATCATTTCACTATACCATAAAATAGTTTGATAGTCTAATTCTTTCTCATTATACTCTTCTACTGTTGCAATTGGAAAAGATAAAAGCATTCTATCCATGAATCCGTTTTCCTTGTTTTCTTCAGTTGATAAGTTGTTTAAAATAGCTGGTTGAATACCACCTAAAACACTTATAAAAGGTTTTTCAACAAATGTACTACTTACCGAACGTCTATTCATTGAAACACTTTTACCACTCCAACAACTTAGCCAAAATTCTAAGTCAGAACCTGCACGATATTTATTCATATCTTTTAACCAACCTGCTAACTCATCTTTAAAAACCCCTATTGCGTTATCACTTTCTTGGTGCAATTCAACCAATGCTTCTAAAGTAATATCGTTTGCAATAAATTGTGTTTTCTTTGGCTTGTTTACTTCGGGATATTCCTCTTTTTCCTTTTTTGTTAATCCTGAGTAGTAATTAAACTCTTCCATTTTTTGAATAAACTTCTTGATTTCTTTTGAGTTTAATTTCATTAATGGAAAAATAATATTGTTGATACTTGGAGTTTTACCTATACCAGCTTTTCCTACTACTGCAATCCATAACACCCCGTTTTCATTCCAACCTCTTTTAACTTCAATCTCAAAACAATTCCCAATACAAACAGAAATTAACCAAAGTAATGAAACACCCATGTAATCAATATTTGAATCTAATTTATCTGCACACTCTTTTATGTAGAATTGCATTTCACTTGGAAACACATCAATAGGAAAATCAACATTTGAAACCTCTATTTTTTTAGGTATGGTTGGTTTTATTTCGTCTATTTTCTTTTTTAACCTACTCCCAAAGCCTTGCTCATATAAAGACTTAGTAGCTTCTTTAAAATCCCCACTATGGTATTTGTGAGCATAAGCAACAAACGGACTAATTAACTTTTCAGCTGGGTATGTTGTACCCGTTGAAAATAAATACATACATCCACTATCCTTAAAAACATACCCACTATGTGCAGCAGTACTACCATGTCTTTTTATTAAATAATGTTTGTTTTTTTGTCCACTTGGTGGAATAAAAAAGTCATCACAAATAACATCCCAAATATCTGTTTGATTATTAAAATCATCCCATGGAGTTATTTCGTTTTCTGCATAGATTTTAGGCTCTTTCTTTGGTGCTTCGGGTGTTTCTTCAATATGATTATAAGACTTACTTATGTGCCATAAAATATCCCTATCTTCATCACTAATAAACTGAATCTCAAAATAGGATAAATCACAATATCTATTCTCAGGATATAGGAAAATATAACCAAATGCTCCACGTGTTTCAATGATAGCTTCTTTATGACCTTTTAACTTTGCTATCTTTGTATTTCCTTGAATTCTTTTAGATTTATAAATGATATGAAAACCGCCTGACTTAGTTTGATATACTGCAAATTTCTTTTTAAAATCTACTATGTTATCCTGCAAAGTTTGAAAGTACTCATTCCAAAACTCATCCTTTTCATGTTGTGTGCTGAACACCTTTGTATCAACATCTATACATTCAAGGAAATCATATCCCGTAACTATTCCAATTCCTTTTGTTGGAGGTATTTCTTCACCATCTGTTTTTTTTATACCACCATTGTATCGTAAATTCTTTAAAAATTGATCCTGAGAAAGTTTTTCGTTTTGTTGTTCCTTCCACGGAAAATTAGGTACTTTGTCTTTTCCAATCGTAATAACTGAAAAATATTCATAAAACTTTAATGCTTTGTTTTCTTCCATGGTTTAAAATTTTAGGCTCATTCGTTTAATTGAAACATCATACGGGTTTGGAATTTCAATAAACCCTAACTTATACCAAAACTTTTCAGTTTCTTTAATTGGTTCAATTTGAATTTCATTAATACCATTTTCAATACAATTTTGTTTTATCTCTAAGAACTTTTTTAATCCTCTTCCTTGACCTCGTTTTTTTGGTGTAAAATACAAGTCAGAAATGTAAAGATATGGTAAACTTTTACAATGAAATGGAGTAATTGATATTATTGAAATTGAATCAATATTACAAATTAAATCCGTGTCTGCAAATTTTTGAATGATTTGTTTTTCAATTAATCCTTTTTTCCTAAAACTAATTAATTCTTCCATTTGATTGCAGTACTTTGCGTAATTAAATTCTTTATACATAATTTTATAAAATGCGAAAAGCCTATCTAAAAAGGTGCGTAGGATGACCTTTTTTCGATAAGCTTTTCAATTAAAATTTCTTGAAGTTCCTACGCTTCTGTTTTGCAAATATACAAATAATTTTGAATATACAACAAAATAATTAAATATTTTTATAGTGACAAAGAGTGACACGTGTCACACCAATGTCACACCAAATGTCACACCTATTTCTTAGTGTTTATAAGGGTTACAGAGCAAGAGTGACACGTGTCACCTTTAAAAAAAAATAAGTAAAAAAATAAATTTAATTTTTAATTTAATTAGGGGTGACACAAAATGTCACACTATGACTATAATACTGATTATTAGCTGTTTATATTAATTTATAGTGACACGTGTCACACCATGTCACACTAAAAACAAAAAAAGCACCCCTTTTGGAGTGCTTACCAATTTCCTAACGTCGGGAATATGGTTAATACTTCGGTGGATTTACTAATTCAATCCATGCTCTAAGGCATTCTAGTTTACGTTTCATAACTCTATTTTAATTGTTTCACCTAATTTATCAAACTCATTCACTATGTCGATGTAATTCTGTGCCTGTTCTACATCAACACCGCCTAGCATCTTATCAATGTCGATTTCGTGCATTGTAAGGATATTTCGCAAGGTTTCTAGTAGTAAGTTTAACTCCTGCTTTTTTCGTTGCTTAAAAGCGTTTTTTATTTCAATCTTATCTAAACTATGTAAAGCTGATTGAATCTTAAATGTTGCGATTAATATTGCTTCTGTTGTTTGCTTTTCCATTAGAATAGTTTTTGTTGTGCTACATGGTTGTTAATTCTTTGCATTGCCTTATCGAAATACTCTTTATCAAGTTCGCAAGCAGTTAAATCAAACCCGTAATCGTGGCAAGCTATTGCAATTGAGCCACTGCCTAAGTGAGTGTCTAAAATCTTATCGCCTTCTTTAGCATAATTCATTAAAAGCCATTCGTATAATTGTATTGGTTTTTCAGTTGGGTGTATTCTTGGTGTTCCATTATTTGCGTGCGCACCTAACCAAAATTTTGTAAAAATCCTTGCATTTCCATCAATATTTGTTAAAGCTAACTCGCAATCAGCATAACTATTATCGCCTGTTTTTTTATCCCAAACAATATAACATCTTGCAGGTTCTAATAAATTAGTAAAATAGTTACCGCCCCAAATAATGTAATTTTTTGATACTCTTTTTAATTCTGTAAAATAATCTTTATTTGGTGCAATATCCCAATCATTATCCCTATAAAATTTCTCAGCATTTTTATTAGCGGTATTTCTGTTTATAAACTTTTTACTTCCTGCACCTATTCCATAAGGCGGGTCAACAATCGCTAAATCAAAATAGTTATCAGGATAGCGTGCCATGAGTTGCATATTATCTTCGTTTGTTATTTTTAGTTTTTCCATAAATCTAATTCAGTTTTGCTCATTTGTACTTTGTTAACGTCATATCCGTTTATCATTTCTGTTTCTGTAAAATAAGGTTCGTTTTTAAAACCCATTCCAATAGTACCTAATTGTTTATCAAAGTAAGTAAAATTAAGATAATAGCTATCACTTATTTCGCCCTCGGAAGATTTTAGGATTTTTGATAGTTGTTTGATTGTGACACCTGATTGAACGCTTAGATGTACTTTTCTATGCCATTGATAATTTTCCCTACCAAACATAAGCAAAAGCACTAAAAACAACAATCCAAAACAATACAGTTACAATGGAAGCAACTATTGCCATTCTACGTTCTACATTACTGTGTGGATAGCGCTGCGTTGATTTGTAGTAAGTCACTTCATAACCTTGTTCATCTATTTTCGATATAACACCCCATCCGAGGTGATTATCGTAGTGTTTATCGTTTAATTTCATAGCTTCTTAAAAATTGCGTTAATGGTTTAATGTAGTGAAATCTTCCTATTGGGCATTCTTTCCAGTAGTATTCGACAACTGGAACACCTAACATTTGTGATTGACTTACTTCGATTACTTCCACTATTTGCAATCGTGTAACGTTGCTCCATTTACTTTTTCGGATTTCTTTTACGTCAACAGGGATATTATACCTATCCTTTTCTTTTTTCCATTTTAAACTATTAGTCATTTTGTTTTATTTTAAGTGAATAATTTCCGTAGATTACTTGGTTTAGTTTCTCAATCCTTACATTGTACTTTTGTGATAGTTCTATAAACAGCTCAGTTGATAAAATGTAATTTCGTTGCCTTAAGGCTTTGAGTAATGAACTTTTACGCTTTGACTTAGGAAAAGTATTATTTACGTATCTATATCTACTCATTGGTTTGTTTCTGTGGTTGAACTCTGCAACCGCTTGTTCAATTCTTTCTGCTATCATTACCTTGTATTTTGCCAAATTAATAAAATTAGTGATACTCCTGATAGTAGGAGTATCACCGCTAATTGTCTTGATGTCATTCTGTTTCGTTGTTTTTAGTTACTATGAATGTTATGTCACTTGCTTCGCTGTAAGTTGCAGTCATAGGTTTATAATGCTTGCTATTTTTAATCACATTCTTAGCAATGATTAATCTTCTGCGTGCTATGTGCTTTTCAATTACTGTTATTGTTTTCATTATTTTACGATTTTAAATTAATATATCCATCTTAAAAACCTTCTAATCAAACCAACTTTTTGTAAGTTTTTTTGTAATGGCTTTCTGCCTGCTCCAACTCTTTTACTGCCTTTTGAAAACTTTTCAATTTTAGTTTTATCTACTATTGGAAGAGCTAGTTTTACTGGTTTAACTTGTTTAATTTTTGCACTATTATTTTGGTAAGCATCTCTTAGCCTAAAAACTTCTTTAAAAATTGTTGAAACTAACTTATGGCTAACTGGTATGTTTTCTTTCCACCTTTGAATATAAAATTCATCGTAGTAAGTTATATTTAAATTATTTATCGCAGTCGCATAAATACCACCTTTAAAACCGTTATTATTTAAAAAAATCCTAACGCTATTTTTTCGGTTATTAAAATCTCCATTGTCGCATTTTTCTTTAACAGTTAATAAAACTTCATAAAGATTTAATGCTCTTTGTTTTTTTTGTTCAGCAGTTAATTTCATATTATTTTACGATTAAAGATGATTTATTATATTTTACTGTTGGTAGCTGCAATACTTCGCCATCGTTACTTACTGACATAATGCCCTGCTCGTTATTGAAATAAGCTAGTTTATATTTTTCCTTAGCTTGTTTTAGTTGGTTTTCTAATTGCTCAATTTCTGCAATACCTGAGAAATCAAAACTTTTAGCACCATCACGCATCTCGAATTTAATACCAGCTTTTGTAAAAGATTTTGTACCTACCTTTTCAGCTTCTGCGATTGCTTCTGATTCGATTACTCCCTTTGTTTTGTCAAACATTTTGCCCATCTTTTTAATGGTTGCGAATGCTTCTAAAGGGTCTAACTCATTGCCTTCCATTACTGCCCATTCTATAAAGTCTAAATACTTTTGTAGTGTTGGCAAAGTTGAATCTTTCATCACTTGGATGTCTAACTGCATTTCGTTCATTTCTTCCATTGGGTCTTTGCTATACTCACTCATTGTGTTTTGTTTTTGATTGTTAATTAATTCTGTTTCTTGGTCTAAAATAAATGCTCCCATTTTACTCATAATTGTTTCAATTTTTCTGATGCTTCATAAACGGATAACCTTCCATCATAGTAAGCTATTAGTAATTGTATTTCGTGTGCTATTTCTACTTTAGTAAGATTTTCAATGTATTTTAAAGTTTCTAAAATATCATCTGTTTTTATTCTTTTTTCGTATAATCTCATCTTAGTACTTATTAATGTAAATAAATTGATCTTCTGTTAAATCGTAGCTATCAATAAAGAATTGCTTTGTTTTCTGCTTTGTTTTAATCAACTCCACCGCAGCATCTAACTTGTCAGCTGGCAAAGGTTTTTTAACTATTGGTTGTGGCTTGCTTGCCATTTGCCCATCATCGTCATCAGCTTGCAAACAAATAAGGCTTTGTAAAGTGTAACGACGAAAGTAAGTTATTTGGCTTCCGAGTGCCTGACTTGTTAAGTTTGGAGTTAAATCAATACTACTTGCAATCTGTTCACCCGTTTCAATATCTATTATCAAAGTGCTTACTTTTGCGTTTTCGATAGGTTGTAACAAGATTAAACCTTTACTTAATAGGATTGGTTCAACTGCATCAATTAAAGCGTTTAAATCCGCATACGTGTTTTTGAAGTGTGGGTTCTTAGCGTTTTTCTTAACTACTCCTATTTCCTGCTTTGCTTCGTGTATTTTAGCGTAAATTTTCATAACTGTGCTTTTAAATAATTAATATAAAGTTGCTTATTAAATCTCATTCCGTTAGCTATTGCTTTACGTTCTGCTTTGTTAGCTTTGATGTAAATGATGTCATCATTGTACGTGTTTTCTTTTTTCATAAGTTCTTAATGTTTTTGCAAATTGTTTTAACTCGTTTACTTTGTCTTTTGGAATAGTAACTTTTACTATTACTCCGTTTTTTACTTTTGGTCTGCCTGCATTGTTTTTCATTTTAAAATTATTTATGGGACAAATATAATATGAAAGTTTTAATTTAAGGCACTTTTATTAAAAATAATCCTTAATTTATAATCATTCTAAATAAAAAAAGCCTTAACAAATTAATGCTAAGGCTTTATAATGCTGTGATTTATTACTATTTCGGATAAACGAACCCCATTAATCGCAACCCATCTCTAGCTTCGAATTTATCTTTTGTTAAATGTCTGTGACGAATGGCTACACAAATTCCTTCTCTCCCTCCTTTGTCTGTTGTGTTGCCCTCAACTGTGCTGTAATTAGTCCCATCAACATCGGTAACGATTCCAATGTGTCCCGTGCTTAATGGTTTATCGGAACGAAACGAACGCCATACTACCAACGCACCTACTACGGGTTTAGCTTCCCATTTATGTTCTTGCATTTGTAGATTTAAAGCAGTTCGCCAAGCACTACCATTCATAAGGCTTACATCTTGCCCACCTTCTCGCCAAACTAGTTTAGTAAAGAAAGCACACCAAGGAGCACCTTTGTAAAATCCTTGTTGCTTCATTTTCATCTCGAAAACAGGGTCTACAAAACCGCTATTATTTTTCGTTTCTAATTGTCCAATATATGAACTTGCTATGTCTGCTATTTTTTTACTCATTTCGATTTCTCTTTAACGTATTCGTATATTTTTTCAATGGCATAATGTAGCTTTGTATCTTCTTCATCTTGACACTCGTCTAAACGCTTTTCAAGGCTATCAATTCGAGCGTTAAAGTATTGCTTCATTTCCTTGTTTTGGTCTGAAAAAGCACCCCACATAATCCATAAAGCAAGTGCCAACATTCCAGCAATTGAACCACCCTTTGCAAGTCCTATCAATGATTTTTCAGTACTCTCACTCATTTTCATCTACTTTGTCACTTACTGTTAATTTACTAACCGCTGCGCCAACTGCTCCAACTGTAACCATATAACCGCTAATGGTTAATAAATAAGCTGGTAATAAAATACCACCGCTTGCAATTGTAAGGATAGCCCCACCTATTGCACCGATTGTAAGACACCCGTTAGTTATGTTTCTAAAAAGTTTCGGGCTTTTTGCCTTAAATCTTTCTTTTAATGTTAAATCTTCCATTTTGCAAATATATTAAATTATTTCTTCAATTGGTTCAATTGGTTCATCATTTTGGTAATAAATGTATTCAATGCCATTGCATACACTTGATGTTACTGTTAATTGTTCTTCACTTGTTAGCTCTTTTTCAGGTCTAATTTTCAAGTCCTCTATTATTGCATTAATTACTATCATCTATTTATGTTTGATGTTATACCGTTTATAGTTATAGTATCAGTTCCTACTGCTAATTGACCGCTAATAATAAAATATTGGTCAACTGCAAAGTTTATTGATAGCGTGGCCTGTGTTCCACCAGTTGCTGTTTCATCCGTTGCTGTATTTAACGCTGTCCCGAGAAGTGTTTTTTGAGAACTTATTGAATTTACAAAAAACATATTTCTAATGACAGGCTGTGTAACAACGTTAGTTAATTGCCTTTGAGCTACCTGTGTAGCTCCAATCAAGGTTGCTGATGTATTAAAATAAAATCTTAGAGTCTTAACGTTAGTATTTCCTGTTGCGTTAATTGAAGCTACCCATCTAAACCAATCATTCGCCTGAAACGTATTAGCTGGAATTAAAATAGATGTTATTAAGGTTTCGGCTGTTGTACCAGTAAGTGCTGATGTAGTGTTTTGTTTGAATGGAGCGAAGGAAGGAACTTGAATTAATCCGTTAAATATATCAAAACTCATATAACAAAGAATGAACCGTTAGACGTTTCTGCTGGTGTTGTTGGCTTCATATTAGAATCCTTATTTAACTCACTTGTGTAAGCTGTAAATAAGTCTTTATTAATATCTAAGAAGTTAACTAGGCGATTGATATAAAAGTCTTTCTTTTGTGCGTAATGGTCTGTATAGAATGTTATTTCTCTAAAGTCCGCACTATTGGAATAATCCCCGTTTTGCGATTGTAAACCTTTATTTTTTAATTGCCTTGATAATCCTATTACTGCATCTGAACACGTTTGCCACGCTACGCAAGGCTGTATCATTTCAACTAATAACTCTTCATCGCCTGACAATGTTTGAGCATTGTATTTAGTAAGTAGGTCATTATAGAAATACGTTCCTAAAATCGGTTGTACACTCATGTCACTCGCAGTCTTAACGAATGGCACTAAATCAGTAACATCAACATTCGCAGTGATGGTAGTGTTTAGTTTGAGGTAATTCTCTGTAATAAAGTAAATCATTTCTCTACGTTAAAAGTTGGTTGTACATCTGTTGTTCCTTGTTGCTTAACTTCATCACCACCCTTTAATGGTTTTAATCCTGCTAAGGCTCTAATCTCATTAGGTGTCAATGATTCAAGTACTTTATTAGCTACTAATGGACTCATTCCATTAAGTGCCTCACTCGTTTTGTTTGCTGAACTATCAACTGATTCAATAATCGTTTCGTTTATAATTTGGTAATCGTTTATTTTGAAAGTACCATCTAATCCAATAGTGTTAAGCATATCATTCACAACATACTCAATATCATTTCTTAAAGGCATTACAGTATTTTTCTCCCAAATAATATAACTTTGTTTAATATCCGAACCACCGCCTAACTTACCACTAACACGCACACCCATAAGCATCGGGTCAATAGTATGTGCTTGACAAATCTTTAAATTAATTTGTTCATCAGTTTCTAAAAATAGTTTATCGTTTTGGTTTGTTGGAATAGGTACTAACTCAGGTAATTGCTCTTTACCATTTGCAGAAAACACAACCACTTTACCAGCTTCTGAACTACCTTTAGCTTTCTCAATCGTTTGTTGTACTGCTCTTTTCTCTTCATCCGTTGTGAACTTCTTAGGGAACATTAAAGCGAAGGAAGGAAATATACTATTTTGAATGTTACTCTTATGTAAGTAACTCATGTCACCATCTAAGAAAATCCAATTCAAAGCACTTGAATACGATGGCAAAGGGTACACATCTTGACCTACTGAATACATTTCGTAAGTGTAAAGTGTTTCTTTATCCTTGCACCCGAATTTATAAGGCTTTATTGTTCTTATATCCTGTTGTCTGCTCCAATCATGGCAAATGTAATAAAGGCTCTTATCCGCATCGGTACGCACTTTCTCAGGTGCAACCCTTACAAATGTCTTTTTGTCTTTATTAAAGATGAAATAACAACGCTTATGCATTATTAAATCAGTTGCTATTATATTAAGCGACTTGCTTAATTTAATTCTTTGCTCAAAAGTAAAATAGTCAACTTTATCCTTTGCAGTTTTGCCCGTTGTGTTCATCTCGTAACCACCACCCACAACCGCAGAAGATGTAAAGTTTACAATTGATGAATGCAATGGACTTGTATAGTAAAGTTGGTTAAGTATTTGAGGATATAGGTTATCGTTTCCAAAACGCACATATCCACTACCGCCTGTATATTGGTCATTAATGTAAGGTAATGATAAATTACCATTGCCTAACTTACCAAATGGAGTGCTAAACGTTTGATAATTATCAACACTAACATCAATCTTTTTATCTTTTACTAATCCAAACCAACTCATAAATATATACTATTAATTTCGCTATCTAATTCAACCACCATACGACCTTCTTCAATCACAACGTCATCAACTTTTACAACGTATGAATATTGACCTGCTATCAATTCTAAATCAACAGGCTCATTCAATTCAAACAAGTTAAAACGTTCTGTGTATTGGCTCAAATCGGTAGGTTGCCACGTGATAGGGGTGGCATTTACATTGAACTCATTTAAAAACTCAAACACATAAACAGGTGTGCCGACCTCTACACTCTCAGCGAGGGTCAAACACACCGTGTTAATGCTATTTTTTACGATATAAATCACACCGTTAGTAATCCTGCGATTATAGTAGGGTCAACTGTATACGCAAACTGCTCATTCTCCGCTAAGAAAGTAACTGCGTATTTAGACCCATCCGCTTTTGCAGTTCCTGACCCCTCGCCGCTTGCAGTAAGTTGGCAATATGGGAAGTACCAATACTTACCATTACCATCCTTTAAAATAATAGCAAGGTATCTGTTGCCCTCAGCTAAGATTTTCAACGCTTTTGATTTTGCTCCATCTCTTCGGTGCAAGTTCAATGTGATAGTAGCAGTTACTACTTGAGAACCATTCTCATTTGAACTAACTAAGTCCTCAACATAGTTACCTACGTAACGTTTAAACTCGATTTCGTTAAATGCAATAGTCTTAGTTATTGCAGTAATTTCCCAATCTGCTGAATCGACAGTCGTAGTCAATACGTTATCTTGGTCGGTAACTAACATTTCATAGATACCTCCGTTATTATTTTCACAATCCTTTACGATTGATGCTATTGTTGTACAAGCCATAATATTTTTTATTTTAAGTTAAAAAAAAAGGTGGTGTTTATTGCACCACCCCTTTTAAGTTATAATTAATTCTAAGAATATAAAACGATTTCTGCTCCGTTAGTATGGAAGAAACCAACTTTTAAGTTAGCTCTTGTTCTTAACTTAGGCTCAGCAACTGAATCCTCAAGGTTAACCGCTTTCAATGCTTTAGAATCACCCTCAGCATCAAATGCGTAGATAAGGTTATTTTTCAAAGTCAATACCGCAGTATCTGCTGGCAATCCTTCACACGCTACCATAGTGATACCGATGAATTTCAACGCTAATGCTTCTGTTACATACGCTTGTGTGTTACCTGTTGCTGCTGCAATTTCGTAATTTTGTGCGATGTTAGAAGAAACGTATAATCTAAGGTCTGATTTCTTACCTTTGATTACTGCAGGCATTGCTTGAACAACTTTTGTTAATTCTGCAATTACGTTAGCAACTGTTGATGGAGTGTTAGCCACATCTACTACTGTTGCATCAGCTAACAATTTTTTCAAGTGTCCATCACAAAGAGCCAAGATAGGGTCTAATGAATCTGTATCACCTTGCCATCTGATAAGCTCGATTTCTTCTCCAATCGTAGCAGACATTTGTTCCCAGTAGTAAGCCATGAATGATACTACATTCCAGTTACCATTAGAACCTCCTGCCATTTGCATAGATAAGAATGATTGCTCAATATCAAACTGGCAAACCTCAGCCATTGCAGACAAAGGACATACGTTGATGTCAATTGCATCTAAGTCAGAGTTTGATGCAGTAAAGTCACAACCACTTGGTTTAAGCAACGCATCGAAAACAACGTTAGCTAATTTAGTAGCTGTTTTAATACCCGGCAATGCTCTAAAGTTTTCAGCAACCATTGGGGTGATATACGCTTTTGCGTAGAATTCTTGTGGATTAGGACAAAGCAAAGCATTTGTTTCCACGTTTAAGTCAAATTTTAATTCTTTCATTTGTTTTGTTTGTTAAAGTTCATAAATGATTTAAGTCGGTCATGAGCTGACATTTTACTCATTTCCACCTCAGCTTCTTCCTCAGTTTCTTCTGTTGGTATCATACCTTTAACCTCTGCGATTAAGGCAATCAACTCATCAAGTTTAGGTTGTACAATCGCAAGTATTTGTTCTTCAGTTATAGCAGGAGTTTCTTCCGCCATTTCCTCTTCTTTTACTTCCTCTTCTACAACTTCCTCTTCCATTGCAACTTCTTCCTCCTCTTTTTCAGGCTCTTCTGTTGCTTCTACTTTGTCTTTGATTTCGATAACTTCACCGCCTTTTACAACGTAGATTTTATCTTCAATCAAATGCTCTCCGTCTGGTAATTGCATACTATTTTGATTTAATTTTGTTACTTCTTTCATCCCTAAAAACCCCTCAATAGAAAAGCCTACTGCATCCTTATCAACTAACTCCTTGTAGTATTTACTATCTGTTAATTGTGCAACTCCCATAAGTGTACCCTTTGGCACTTCAATCCCATAGGTGCTATATGCTTTGTCTTTTTTCGGGTCATCAACTATCCACGCTTCTAATAAGAATGCAGGGACTTTATTTTCTGCATTGTGTTCTAAGTTGAATAAATTTTGTTGGCTAAGATTAGACATCATTTTTACGTGCAAATCTTCTATTACCTGCTCCGAAAATTCCACCTCGTACTCGTAACCATCTTCTTTATCCTTACGATATATTTGCATTGGAATCAACATCGGTGCAACTATTCTCATCTTAACGTCATCCTTGAAATACAAAGGTTTAACGTGAGAATTAAAGGCTACTCCCTTAACGATAATAGCTGGATTTGATGTAAATGCAATCATCTCAATACCTAAGTCTTTGTCATCCTCAGCATATTGTGGGTCAATTGTTATTTGATATCTTGGTAATTTAGCCATTACTTAATACTATTTTTTTTTTATCTTTGTACAAAAATTTAAGTTATGATTTTAATTGATGGTAAAGAAGTATTTAACAAAGCAAGTGAAATGACACTTAAGCAGTATGAAGATGTTAACGTAATTCTAAACAACAAACACACCGATAGCACAGAGAAGTATATCAAAGTGTTTAAGTATTTCGGAGTAGATGAAGAGTACTTGGACAACCTAGACTTTAAAGAGTTTGCGGATTTCGTTAAAGCATTCTCACAATCTGAGAAAGTGGAAATTGAGAAGATAAAAGAGTTTGAATTAAACGGATATACTTACAAATCATTTGATGATGAGTTTAAGATTTCAGTTAAGGACTTAAAGGAAATTGAAAAGGCATTCTCTAATGAAAGACATATTTGTCAATTGATGGCTATCTTTTTTAAGCGTACCGATTTAAGTAACAAAGAGCATTACACTCCTGCACACATTAAAGAAAAAGCAAAGTTATTTAGATCACTTAATGCAGAATTTTGTGTGCCTTATTTATTCGAGTTAGGTAAAATGTTTGCTAAACAATTAGAAGATGCAAAGACCGAAATCGTGGAATGATGTTAAGCTAAGGCAGTTTTTAGATTTGGGTAGTTTGGATTTGTCTGACTACCCTAATTTAATGGATTACAATATTGACTTAGTTTCAATCCTTTGCGATGTTGATATTGAAGAAATAGAATCACTAAGCTATCAGGACTTTCAAACCTTAGAGAAAGACCTACGATGGGCAAAGATACCACCAAAAGGATACGATGAGCAGTTAGTAGATTTTAATAAAATAAGTTTAGGAAAGTTTATAGATGTTGAACACTACATAACTGACAAAGAAAATATACCTTTAATATTAGAGTTGTTAACGGGTATTGATTGTTTAGATTTGCCCTGCTCAGAAGTTGCGGACATCGTACCTAAATACATTGACTTTAGAGAACGAATAATAAAAGCATACCCTAATATCTTTGCACCTCAATTTGAAGATGAAGAGGACATAAGCGAATACACCGCAGAGGAATTAAAGGAAATAGAGGATGAAAAAAAAGCGTCCGCACATAGTTGGGAACGCTTTATATTGAATCTTTGTAACAACGATATAACCAAGTTTGATGCTGTTACAGATATGGGTTTAATATTGGTGTTTAATCTGTTTAGTGCTAAAACGTAATGCCTTCAAATTGAATATCGATACTAGACAACTCAGTTTCAAGTTTATCAAAGTTTAATATTGGGTAAGTTTGTCTAAGGTAATTAAAATAGTCTTTAGCTATTTGAGCCATTGCATTCTGCACCTTACTATTGTTTAACCAATTTCGAGTGATTGGATACCCTGGTGATTGCCTGCTTCCTACTGTTGTACTTTTAAAACTATCTGACATTGAATCCAAATATCTATAATATTCCATTGCAAAAATAGTTATCCTTAATTGACCACTTCTAAGCACCTCAAATTTCAACCTAACACTTTCAATCATGTCATAGGTATCAATCAAATCTAACCGCCTAATCTCCTGCTGAAGTTCACGGGTCATCATTGTCATTAAACTACCTTTAGGAGTAAACATTATATTGACTCTATTTGATTAGTTTTTATATCAAAGGCACTAGCCATTTCTATTTTCATTGCATTATAAAACACTTCCTTAGCAACCTCAATAGATGTGATAGGTGTTGTTAATAGTTCGTCTGCTTGCTCAGTAGTGAACTCTGTAACACCGCTAAGAATAGGAGTACCATCTTCTTTTTGATATTCCCAATTTACACGAACTTGTGGGAACATTACAACTACTAATAACTCTCCTAAAACTTTCCCCGTGTAAGGTTGTACTTTTCCAGCCTCGGAACAAGTTACATCTACTTTTGTTTTTAATTTCATCTTATACTATTTTTAAAGTTCCATTATGATTCCATACATCTCCTGCGCTTAATCCTGCTGCTGACGTTGGTATCAATGGCATTGATACCTTACCATTCTCTGTTACATTAAAGCAAACAAGGGTATTATTAAAATTTTTAATCCTAAAATTTGCAGTTGTAGCGGTCTGTAACCTTACCTCTGTTTCTCTTTGAAATATAGAACGTCTATTATGGTTCATCTCTCCAAGTCCTTCAAGGTCATAAGTCATTAAAGCTATTGCATCATTTCTTGTATTCCAAAAATTAGCTCTCACATATGACATTTCAACACCATTTGGAGCATTAAAAACAGCATCGCCGTTACCTTTGATTTGAACTAAATTAGCCGTATCAGTATTATTTCTAACTGCAAACGCTGTGTCTAATGCTGATGCGGAAGGAGATAATACATTAGTTGGTTTATAAATTTTAAAAAATCCATCACCTCCAAAATTCCATGTTACCAAGTTCACGGTACTTGCGGCATCATTCCATGTGTTTGTCCGTAAAAAATTAACTTGAACCCCCGTGTCGTAATTTAAGTCACAAAAACCCCCAACACCTAAAACACTACCGTTTCCGCTAACATAAAAATTATAGGTTGTATCATCAAAGTCACGAACACCAAATGTAATATCTCCAGCTGCCGCACTAGCAGGAATTAAATTTGTTTTACTTCCTAAAAAGGTAAGTGTATTATCATTAAAAGTAACAACTCTATTGCCTGTTAGTGTTCCGTTTGCAACGTTATCAAATGAAATAGTAGTAAATTCTAAACCATCTTCTGTAAGTGCAACCATAACATATTTACCACCATCTCCTGTGTAGTCTGTTGGTACATCTTGCAAGTCTATAAAGTCTGTATTATCCTGAACCAAATCAACTATCTGCTGACCTGTAACATTCGTTGCATTTGCATCGCCACTCTTATCAATCATAAATAAGTCAGTAACAGTAAGCACCGCTTTATTTAATAATTCGTATATTCTTTTCTTAGCCATAAATTAATAAATTTCCATTTCCTGTTAGTATATCATTTATACCATCCCAAATACCCGTTTCGTTTTCCTCTTCTAATGGTAACTCACATAATGATTGCGTTTCAACTTCTATGCTTAAAGTCATTACATTTCCAGCTAAGTAATCACAAAACGCATTATTTAGCGGTGCGTAATTAGCTGATGAGTTAACGTATATCGAAGTGTCATCACCATCTTTTAAATACCTATAAAGGTCTTGTAAGATTAGTTGTGTATCACTTACAATGTTGTTAATATTTGCCCTATCTTTTTGAATGACATCTAAACAATGCAGTTGTATTGTGAACTCCGCTAAGTAATCGGTTGTACTTGAAGAATCCAACGACATAAATACCATTGGATATTTCTCATTTTGCCCTGAATAGTTATCAAACTGCTCAAGGAAATCACACTCAAAACGCTGCACAAACATATTACTCTCAAAGAAAGTCCGTAGCTTGTTAATTAACTGAATGTATGATGTCATAATATATACTACTATAAAGATGCAAGTTGTTCAAATCTATTTATCCTATTCTGTGAATTAGTTATCTCAGTTTCTGAAACAACCGCCTTAATCACTTGACCACCTTGAACGGATTGTTGACCACCTACGTTGTTAAATTGATTAGCCCCACCGAATAAATTAACCTGAGGAGTGGCACTTTGTACAGGTGTTTGTGTTTGTGTTGTACCACCGCTTGCAGTTGCACCACCACCGCCTGCACTAGCACTTCCACCGCTTAAAATAGCTTTAGCCTTAGCAACGTTTGTAAGTATCTGAACTATTCCTGTTGCGTATTGTGCTATCCCTGCTAAACCACCCGTTACTGCATTCGCTGGATTAGCTGATGAGTTAGCTATTAAGGCACTAATTGCCTTTGCGGTATCAATACCGATTTGAACCAATGCACTAGCTTTGTTTAGCTTTTCAAGTTTCTTTTGGTCCTTAATAAATATTTGTCCAAGTGCTGCAATACCATCAAAAACAGATTGTGTAATTTGTTTCTTTGTCTCCTGCGTTTTGGCGTAGTCCTGCAAATCTTCAGCTTGTTGTTTTTTATTAATCTCAGCTAGCTCGAAATTTTTAGCTTTTTCAATTTCAACTAACGCCTCAGCATTTCCTATTGCAGACTCCTCTAATAAAAAGTATTTATCATTTACTGCTTGTATTTCTCTTTCTCTTTCTGTTAAAGTTCTTTGAAAATTAGACTCTGTTATTTCATCAATTGTATTTTGTAAATCATTTGCCCTTGCTATTTCGTTTTGCTTAACTATTTCATTTGCTTCATTTTTTTTATTTTCTATTTCTTTTTGCCTTAATTCTTCAGCATCAACAATCTTTTTATCTTCAGCAGCTGCTAAATCAGTATAAAGTTTAGTTTGTTTTTTCTTTTCGTCATAAGTTAATTTAGCATTTCTTTCAATATCAAACAATTGTCTTTTAAGTTGCTCCTCTACTTTAGCACGTTCTTTCATAAAGCCATCATCCATCAATGACAACTCTAAATCTTTTGCTAACCTTTGAGCATCTAGCCTATCTTTTGCGTATTGATTTGCCCTTTCTCTTTGTGCCTTAGCGTTTTCTTTAGCCTTTGCATTAGCTTGCTCCTCTTTCTGTTTTTGTTCCGCTTCCTGTTCCGCTTGAAATACCCTTAAATCACTTTTCGCTTGTAATAATACTTCCTTACTTTCTTTGTAATTCTTTTTTAATGTCTTTATTTCCTCCTCTGAAAGTGTTTTTAAGAACTTAGCATTGTTAATCTTGAAGTTGTTAGCATCAAATTCCATTTGTGCGGTCTTTAGAATAGCTTTTTGCTTCTCTAATTCCAATGCTTCGGTATCTTTTCCGTTGGCTTTACGTATCTTTATCTCTTCATCTAATCCACGTATCAATGATGTGTGTGCATCTTTACGCTTTTCGTTTAACATATCTAATCTCGCAGCTTCTTTCTTCGCCATCTCCTCACCAGCATAATCGGTTAAACCAATCATATCAAGGAAGTCCTTTATACTCTGAATAACTGCATCGATAGCATCACCAATCAAACCAAACACCCACCCAATACCATCTAATACAGGTTGTAAAATTCCTAGCTTATTCATAACAACTGCTATGATACCAACTAGGGCAACTATTGCAGCAGTAATTAAAAATATAGGATTAGCCATTAAACTAACACCGAATGAAAAGAATGCTTTAGCCATTGCACCAACGTTCTTAATAAGTCCACCGATAGCCATACCGCCTGCCTTACCTAAATGTGTGAAGGTAGTTGTTAAGCCTTGCATCTGTTCGGTAATCTCAGCAGGGTTAATTGATGCTATATTGGTAGCTAATAACCTTGCGCTTTCTCCTGCTCCTGCGAAATCTAATGAACGTAATTTACCACCAATATCACCTAAGTTATTCGATACTTTCTCAAAGCCCGAACCACCTGCAAAGATATTAACCTGCTCATTCGCATCTCTAATACTATCCGTTAACTCCCCTGCTCTTTTAGCAAGTCGTTCCATTTCAACAGGGTCTGTGCTATTTATTATCTGTGCTTTTAACTCCTTTAATTCTCTTTTAAAGTTGTTTATCCCACTAATTTTTATAGGTATCTCTATCGGTTGCTCTGCCATTACTTAATAATATTTATTGTTGATTTCCAATCTATTGTGCTTCCTGTTCTTCCTTTTACTCTTACTCGAATATCTGTTCCATCTGTGTCTAAAATAGCGGTTACGGATGCAGGAAAATTACTCTTTCTGTCTAATGATGTTGAGCTTATTTGAGTAACCACTCCTGCAATCACTTTAAACCCTGCATAAGCATTGATTGTAATTGAATCACCTGTTGCACTCTCAAACCCTGTTATCTTTGCTTCTAAGATGTAAACCCCATTAATGGGTGTGAACGTATGTAAGTCTGTTGTTGTGTTGTTGGTAGTGGTTACTAATCGTATTGCATCCCTGTAACTATCCGCTTGGTATGTTGTATTATCGTATAAAGCAGTAAGGTTATTTGTACCCAACATAACAACATAATTAAATGATGATATTGTGTTATCTTTACCGCCTATAATAGACGAATATAATGAATCTCTAATGATATTATCTTGACCTCCTACAATAGAACTATATTCACTTAACGCATCAATAGAGTTACCACCAAATGAACTATAAAATGAATTGTTTGCAGTTGATACCCAAAACGAACTGCCTATAATAGATGAAACAGGAACATCATTAATAGCATCGACATACAAGGCATTTGATTGTGTAGCGGTATAATTATCGCCAAGTATCATTACATTAGGTAGGCTTTCATTAACTACATTGTCATTACCTAAGATTAAAGCATTTGATAAGGATTGATTTCTATTACCTTGAATAATACCACCGCCTTGGTTGTTGTTGCCATTGCCTATTATTACTCCTGTGTTGCCTTGTTGATTTCCGTTACCTTGAATTATTCCACCGCCTGCATTTGATGTGTAGATAGGTGGTAATTGTGGATTGGTTTGTGTTGGTGTAGTTTCTAAGAATGGAATCAATGAACTTTCTTCATCAACTGATATTAATTCAACCCTTGTTAACTCCCTGCTATTAGCATCATAGTCAATAATTCTGTTAATGTTCCATACTGTGTTACCGATATAAATCCTATCACTTAAATTGATTTGATTAATGTCAACCTCACTAAGATTAAATAAGGCACTTAATAGCTTACCTTTGTTTATTTGTCCTAATGTCCTTCTCCAATAAAGGTTATAAAGATTGTTGTTTGTTAATCCAACGTTCTGTAAAAAATAGAAATCACAAATAGCAAAATTAATGTCATAAGTTGGTAGATTAGGGTTGTTAAAATGTGAAATAGATGGGTAGGTATTTACCACAGTTCCATCAATGGTATAATCACCACAACTAAACACACCGCCATCAAATAAGATACGGAAGTTTAATTTAGGTGCTGGATATGAAATGTAAGGTACAACTGCCCCGAATGTAGTTTGTCCAATCGGAGTAGGTGAGAATATCAACTCATTGGTTTGTGTATCCTTTACGAACTCACTATCAAAAGTATATTCTATTTGTCCGTAAATCTCATTTACATTCTTTTGGTAAATCTCATTATATTGGTCTTTATCTTGCTTGTAAGTTAGTAAGTACTTCTTAGATGTAACATCGCTAAGGAATGATAATTGTTGCTCCCTATCCTTAGCTATCTTTAAAGTCCAATCTTTGCTCACTCCATCATCGTAATACTTATCTCTTGTTTTGATAATCAAGTTACGTGAATTGAATTTATCCGTGTCAATAAATAGATTAAACATCTGAGCAATAGATTTGATAAAATCCGATTGCTTTAATTTTATAGGTAGTAAGCTATTTGCGTTAACTGTCGCCCCTTGCACAGCAACCGTTACGTTAGGAATAAAAGAAACATCTATTGATGTAATGTTTACAACTGCATTTACTGATTTAGGGTTTTCAGCTGGAGTGTCATCAACCCATATAGAACCCTGCTCACTTCTTATACCTATTCTAGTTTTTAATAATGTTCCCGAAAGTAATTGATTTAAAGGTATTGTAGCGTTTAATTGTCCTGTGGTTAATAAAACACTTGAAGTAAATGAATATCCAACCTCTAACTGAATAGGTGATGCTTCAACGAATCCTAATAATGGAGTTAAATTACCTATTGCAAAAATAGGTTTAATAACTATAGGGTCTGTTGCACCTTGTAAAACTTCTCCATAAATAGCTGTCCCTATTGTTGTTAACGATAATTCATAAGTCATTGACACATTAACATTCAAACTATCTGACCCTTGTATATTGTATGGAGTAGTATAAACACCTGTTATTGGGTTGTAATTTCCGTTAACATCTATTATCTCGTTATCTAAAATTATAGGTTCAGTAAATGTTTGAATAAGCCCTATTGTTGGTTGTGAGTATGCAGTTGAATAGGGTGTTAAACGATTTGCTTGTACTAATTCATCAGTATTATCAACAACATTTACACCATCACCAACATAAGGTAAAAGCAATTTATCAAAGCCTATCGTGGTCAGTTCGTCAAAATCGTAAGTATACCCTGCCCTTTGGAATAACCTATCCCAAATAGTCTTAACGAACAAACATGGCATAGTTTGATTGATGTTGTATGCATTCGTTTCATTCGCACCTAAACCATATTTGTAACCTTCCGTATTACTAAATGATGCTATGATATTAGTTGCGTTTACAACGTGGTTTAAATCCGTAAAATCTAAGTCTGTAATCTCTAATCCTGCAATCGTTTGAAAGAAGTCGCTTGATGTATCTTTGATTGACACTTCATAACTTACAAGGTTTTTATTAATCTTAACATTAAGTAACTGCAAAATACAATTATCTAAGATAGTAACTCCATCCTGCAATATTATACAGGGTTGTTTCTTAGATACATTAAACTCACCGCTTACAATATTTACTTCAAAGTAGTTATTAAGTAGCTTATTATTATTCTTTGTTCCTGCTAATGTGATTGTCTTAGAGTATGCACCTTTCTTTTTAGATAAGTCCCTAATCTCAGAAACACTAAAATTTAAAGGTACAACGCTATTATCGTCAACATCTAAGTAACCCTCATTAAATTCTATTAATTGTATTTTAACCATTTATCGGAGTGTCATTTGATAATCTTACATTGATAGTTCGTCTAATCAATCGTTTGTTTACGTTTCTATTCTTATCTACATCAGTAGTCAGTACATCACAACCATAGTAAACACCACCTATCTTAATAAATGTTTTAGGAGATGAAATCAGCTGCTCAAAGTATTCTAATTCAACATCGTTTAAAACTCGTGTTGTAAGCGTTAAATCCTCATTCGCTTCTATATTGTATGTTTCAATCCCTACGTTGTCTAATTCGTAAGTAAAACCGCTAATATCAACCGTCCCAAGTTCCTGCTCGTATGACTTCTTAGATACCTTTAGACTACCTTGTGACTTCAAAGGGAATGCAAACGAACCCCACGAACCTAATCGGTCATAAAATAACACCTCAAAATCCTCTATTGCACATGAATGGTCAATGTCAAATGTGTGAGTTGGCATTATAGTAACACCTGCTAATGTTTGAAACGTTACTACTATCTTTGTTGTTGTCGGCTTAACCACAGGCAAAGCACCCGTTAAAACTGTTATACCTGTAAACTCTCCTGCTACTCTTAATAGTTGCCCTAAGTTAGTTGCATCTGCTACATATCTAAATGTCCCTTCTGCACTTGCACCTGCAAATGAAGTGATAGTAACTCTAAATTGTGTACCTGTTAATCCATTCGCATAGCACCACAAAAATATATCCTGCGTTGGATTGATTTTAAATCCTGTTTGTGGTATGTTTGAGAATGGTAACTTTATCAATCCATTAGCTAAAATGTAATCAGTTGGGTCGTAGGATTGAAAGTCTTTAAATGAAAATGCACTATCGTATAAATTAATTGTTTCATCAAATTGGTCTAAGAATTGTGTTTTACGTCCATCGACATAAGTAACACTCCCTGCAACAACTGAGGGTATAATATCTGCCCATAGAACATTGATAGTTACATCGTTACCACTAACTGAAACTACAGTAAATAAACCTTGTAGTTGTGGCATAGATAAACCGCCATCAACTTGGTTAATATTGATTTGGTCACCTGCTATAAATGTCGTTGTTGTTGTACCTACTAATTCAACATACAAACCATTCTGTTGTGGTTGTGAATATGTGTAAGCCACTTGGTACTCCTCACCAATAAGAAAACGAAATATACCATATTGTGGCTCAACCCCATCTTGAAACAATGCAACGTTTATAGGGTTGTAATATCCAAGCTGTGATTGAATAACCTTACTCACATCTGCGTAACCTATGCCATCACCTAAACGTGGAGGTATTGAATAACGTGCTATCTCATTCGCTGAATTATCCTCAACTCTAAGGATATAACGAAATCCTTTTTCTAGCTTCTCATCACTATCAAAAGTTAATATACAATGATTGTGTGCTGGTTGTAATGATGAGGGTATATTGAATGTTGTTATTGCCATATTTAATACTACTTAAAAAGCCTGATATGTATTATTTAAAAATAATTATTATATTTGTACTATTATTGTATTGAACTCACGATAATTAATGTTAGTTAGGTAAGACAAAAGACTCGTATTTTTACGAGTCTTTTGTGATTTAAAACGCTTGATATGTATTATTAGAATTTATGTTTGTGCAAATGTGGTGGTTAGCGTAACGAATAGCATCCATAGCATCGTCGAATAATTTAACAGGCTCATCGAGTATTGTGTCCTGTTTCTTTTTCCACTTGTAATTCTCGTATTCTCTATTGATATTCTCACCACTATAATACACTATCTTAGACTTAACTAAATCAATCCCTTTCTTAACCTCTTTATTTGCATTTAAACAATTGAAACCTGAATTTTGTATTTCTCGAATTATCTCGGGTCTTGAATAATCAGCCATTATTTCATTAACATTATCAACATTAATCAACTTCATTTTTTCTATTAAGTCCGTTGTTGTTAAATAGCTTTCATAAATGATTTCCTCTAAATAAATTTCATTCTCAAAGTACCATACTTTAATCAATGCAGTAGGGTGATTATAACCAAAGTCTAAACCATAGATGTAATCTTTAAACCTCTCGGGTCTTTGGTCTATTTTTGTCCAATTATTGAATATGTTTGATTTACTTATTGACCTCTCACCCAGTGCATAGATTTGATACAATGCTTCATCTGTAAACTTCAATTGTTCTATTTGTTTCTTAATAGATTTGTCTAAGAATGGATTGTCTAAGTAAGTGGATTTAATTAGTATCATGTCATCAGGTGGTAAGACGTAAAGCCAAGATTGAGAATCCGAGGGGTTGTAGTCAAAGAACATCTTTGTAGCAGTACGCATATTCAATTGAATGAAATCGTCGTGGAATAACTCGTTAGCTTCATTGCACCAACAAATGTCACGTTTACGACCTCTCACCTTCTGCTCATCGTCCACACTAAAAAATTCCACCATTGCACCATTATCAAACGTGTAAATCTGTTCCGTTCTGTTGTGCTTAGAAATATCGTATAAATCCATTGACCTAAGTACTTCGATGAAATCCCTTAGAACTGTTGACCGTAAAGCTGGGAATGTTTTACGCACTACTGAAATAACTATGTTAGGGTGTTGTAAAGCGTGTAAGATAAACATCTGACAAAGTGAGAAAGTCTTTGATGAACGTGAGCCTCCTTGATTAACCACAAAACGCACCTCATTATTTTGAAGTGCGTCATAGTTCTTTTCAAATACAGGAGTAGCTTTAATCTTCATTCCTTACAATTTCTACTTGAATGGATTGATTTATCTTTTCTCCTGCCGTTGTAATATCTGTTTGTTGTTTAGGCTTACCATACATATACTCAAAATACATCTTAATAGCCCAATCTTTACCATCCTCAATAGCTTCTAATAACTTTGAGTGTGCTAAGTCCTCTAATGGAGAAAGTTTCTTAATTAAGGTTTGCTCTTCATCCTTAGATTTACGACCTGCATTTTCCCTATAACCGCCTCTCTTTTCCATTTGATTACTTTTGATTAATCAATTCTATTAAATCCACTTTCTTAATATTCTTAGCAAATTCTAAACCTTTTGCAATAGCTTGTTCTTTAAGTTCTGCATAGGTTAAATCACTAAGGCTATCCACTTCAACACTTACCTTCTTTGATGTTGTTTCAAAGATGTCACTAAAACCGATGTCATAGTACGCTTGGTATTTATTAGGGTCTAATTTCGATGTATCGATTTTAATCCTTGCTCCTGACTTTGCTGATTTACGTTCTAATATTTTGTTCGTAAATTCTGCTTTTAATTTTAAATTGCTCATTTATATCTTTTTTAAGTTGTTTAATTAATTCGTGTGCTGAGGGGTGGCTAATATTAAAATGTGCTGCCATCCCTCGAACTGTTGTTATTTGTTTTGTAAAGAATACATCATAGATAATCTTCTTACATTGGTCTTTCTCGTTTGAATAAACCTGCTCGATTGCTTGGTGTTTAATTTCCTGCTCAATGTTGTAATCTTCATTTACTAATTCAATCCCTTCTAACTGATTCCGTTCCTTTATTTGCTCCTCAGTTGTTGTTTTATTTTTCCATTTACAATGACATTTGATAAAGTTTATTGTGTATGGTTCAATGTCTGTTTCTTTAATACTACTAATTTTTTCGGTTATGTTTAAATAAGCGTGAGAAATAAGTGCATCAACTTCAATGAATTTTACTTTGCGTTGTGATAGGTAGTAAGTAGCTAGGCTCTTTAACTTATCGTGGTTTGTGGAAAAGTAATCATTTATTTGTTGTTGTTGTACCATTCATCAAATACTTTTCTAAATATCTTACAACGTAAAGACGTACATAAACAACAGTTGTAAGGCTTAACGTTATATTTATCGTAAATCTTTTTTAATTGCAGTAAATCTACCTTTGCGGTGGTAAATTCGTACTTTTCAATTACTTCTCTATCAGCTTGCTCAATAACCATGCAACAAAGCTACAAAAAAAAGCTGAATAAATATCAAAAGTAATTATTAATGTCAACCAAAGTGATAAACACTTCCAGCAAGATAGTATGTTGAATAAGAAATGAATGCGATATTTTGAAAAGAACTTAATAAATAAACCCTGCAATGGCTCAAAGTGTACAATAAACCAAGATAGCAGGAACGCAAAAAGGGAGTCGTTAAACTCCCCTAATGATAACCGATTTAAAAAAATGCAAAACACGTGCAAATATAGTAAAATTATTTTAATACACTAAATAATTTTTTACTACCCACAAACGAAACCAAGTATAATAACTCGGTTTCGTAATGTACAATGACTTTCTTATTCTTGTATTTCATTCTCAACAACATTAGATTCAATTTCAAACCCTCGCAAAGTTTCTGTTTCTCGGATTACTTTCTCAATATCCGTTGCAGCCTGTTCTGCGATTACATTAACTCCATACTTTTCAACTCCGTACCATTTTGAATACACTGATTCAGGAATGGTAATTTTGATTTCTATTGCTTTCATATTACCATGGTAAATCGTTACTTGATTGTGTAGGTTGTGGAGTACTAACATTCAATCGGTCAATTTTCCACGCAGACAAAGTGTTGAAATACTTTACTTCGCCTTGTGGTGATGTCCAACTCCTCCCTTCAATATTGATTGAAACCGCTAACTCATCACCTAAGTTAATGCCATCTAAAAGACTGCATTTATCTTGTTTCAATTGCAACTCTATTGTTTGAGGGTAGGTGTCGGAAGTTTCAACGACAAAATGTCTTTTACTGAACTTCTCACTTACTACAATCGTTTCACCTTTAACGATTAATTTTCCTTTAATTTCACTCATCTTAATCTTTTTTAAAATATTCTCTAATTATAACTGCTACTGTAAAATATAGGATTACCACAATTGGTAACCCTATTAAAATAAAAATTGTTGCTTTCATTTTCTTTCAATTATGGGTAATCCTGCTTCAGTTGGAATATAAACTGTTTTTCCATGGTTGTACATTCCATCAACCATAATATATTTAATGTAATCAGGATTGTTTTGAATAGCATCTGAAACAATCTTTATTGCTTTAGATTTAGCAAGTGCTTCAATTTGCTTAGCCTTTGAATCAGCTTCTGCTCTAACTTGCTTTGTTTGTGCTTCTAATTTTGCACTTTCGTAGTTAGCTTTTGCCTCTTCAATCCTTGCTTGTTTCTCGTATCTCGCTTTCATCAAAATACCTTTACCATCATTTTCACGGTCTAGTCTTTCTTGCTGACGATTAAAGTCATAACAACTTGTTAAACTTCCAATTGCTAAAATCAAAGCAACCATTTTAAATTTCTTTTCCATTCTCTTATAAATTAAAAATCCCCAAACTCGACCTGCAAACGAATAAGGGGATTTATTAAACTCTTAAATCTTGCAGGATTTTTGCAAATATAGTAATTATTTTAAAACGGACAAGTAACATTGACTATTTTTATTAAATTATTTCTAAGTGCTTTCTTTGACTTAAATTTCCCGTTTATACAATAACCAACTGTGTAACCTATAACCGTTTCTTTTATCTCTTTACCACGCAACACGTTGAAGCATTTACCGCACTTTGTAAACTGATAATTTGGTGCAAAATCTAACTGCCATTTTAAATCGTATTTGTTAGTAATTTCAATCATTTTTAATTAAGTTTTGTGATTCTTAGTAAGTAGTTATGGTGCATTAAAACGTCGCTACGCTCACCATAACACACGATAAGCAAAATAATTAAGGCTTAGATTATCCGTTAAATTCAATTTTTGGGAAATCTTTAACATCAATTCTCTCACTTCTACATCTTTTT